ATCTAATAGAATTGCTATGTCTGGTACTCCTAATAGTAATTCTATTTTAGACCTTTGGCATCCTGTATATTTAATTGATGATGGCAAACATCTAGGCGAACGCTATTGGGCATTTCGTTCTCAAGCATGCACACCAAGATTTAATGGGTTTGCTAATGAATGGGTAGATAAACCAGGCATTGAAGAAGTCATTGCAAAAAGATTATCAAACATAACAATACGTCATAATTTAACTGATTGCATAGACTTACCAGATAATATTGTAAGAACAGTACATACAAACTTACCGCCAGCAATACGTAAAATGTATGATACTCTTGCTGATGAATCTGTATTACATACAACTCAAGGGTCCTTAAATGCTGTAAATGCAGCGGCACGTGTTAAAAAATTATTACAACTTGTATCAGGAGCAGTATATAACGAAGATGGTTCTATCTTACGTATCCATCCCGATAGATACAATCTTGTGATGACTTTAGTTGCACAACGTAAACATTCAATTGTAGCGTTTAATTGGAAACATGAACGTGATTCATTAGTAGAAATTGCGAATCGTGAAAAGATAACTTATGAAGTAATTGATGGCAGTATTCCTGCTCATAAAAGAAAAGATATTGTACAAAGATTTCAAGCTGGACAATTGCAAGTATTGTTCTGTCACCCACAATCTACTTCTCATGGACTTACTCTTACTAAAGCTACTACAGCTATATGGTGTTCTCCTACTTATAGTGCAGAACAGTTTCAACAATTTAATCGTCGTATACACAGAGCAGGTCAAAAACAAAAAACAGAAACTATTTTAATAGCTGCAAAAGATACTTGGGAAAAACATGTGTATAAAAAATTAAATGGTAAACTAGGAAAGATGGAGAATCTTCTTCACATATTAACTGAGTTAAAAAATGGAAGAACTAAATAAACAAGCAATATTACTTTTAACTGAAGAAATGAAAGAAGCAATAGAAGACCTTACAAAAAGAAATCCTGAAGCTATTGCAACAGCATTATTATTTGCTATGAGTGAAGTATTAACTAGAAGAGATTATGAACATAAACATTTATCTCAAGAAGATATACTTAATGTAATGAAAAAAGCAAATGCCGAGGCACTTATATTAGTAGATAGTGTAATTTTATCAAAACCAAACGATAAGGAGGTAATACATTGATAATGAAAAATATGAACGATTTATTAGATAAGTTATATGAAGTTCGTACAGAACTAAAAGAACTTACTCTAAAAGAATCAGAACTTAAAAAAGTAAAAAACGAATTAGAGGCAATGATTATTGTTAATTTGGAAAAACAAGGTGTTGACCAAATAGGCAATGACAAAGCTACTGTTTCTATTAAAAAAGAAATAGTACCAACTGTAAATAATTGGGATGAGTTCCAAGCATATATTGTGCAAACTGGTAGGTTTGAACTTATGCAAAAGAGAGCGTCCGCAACTTCTTACAGGGAACTTCAACAAATGGGAGAAAATGTCCCAGGAGTTGAACCGACTGAATTAACTAAGGTTAATTTTAGGTCAAAGTAAACATTGAATAACGGAGGAAATAACCATGAACGATGTTGCATTAGTCTCGCAGAACTTACCTGCGCACGCGAAAAAAGGAGGAGGACTCGGTAATGAAGACGTTACTGCAGACCACCTTCAAACACCACGCGTTAAACAGTTACAACAACTGTCTAACGAAATTGATGAAAATCATAGTGAACATATAGAGGGCGCCAAACCAGGTGACTTTATAAACACTATAACCAGAGAAAACTACGGTAAAGAAATGTATGTAATTAACATTAAATTTACTGAAGAATTCGTTATCTGGAGAAAAAGAGAAAAAGGTGGAGGCTTAATTGGTAGTTTTAAATCCAATGCTGATGCTTTAGACTTTTTAGCTAATCAAAATTTAGCAGCTGAAGACCATGACATTATACAAACCCAAAGTCATCTTCTTGTAAGAAAAGATGAAAAGACGGGTGCTCTTGACCCTCAGCCTTTTATTTTTGATTGTTCTTCATCAAAGTTAAGAGTTTCTAGAGAATGGAATACTCAACTTAAATTAGCAGGAGGCGATAGATTTTCTTCATTATGGAAAATGACTTCTGCACAAACTCAAAACAGAGCTTCTCAAAAGTTTTATAATATAGCTGTTGAGAATCAGGGTTGGGTTATTGATACTGACTACGAAGTAGCTAAAGCTATTTATAAATCAGTTTCATAATTTTATACATACAACCTGGCGGTTCAGGCTAGGTTGTATGTTTTTTTACACACATAATGAAAATAGATAAGAAAGCAATGTTAGAGTCTGTTACAGACACTTCAGTGGGGTTTTGTATAAACTTTCCTCTAGCTTGGTTAGTTCTTTATATTATGTTATTCTTTACAAAAGACCCTCTACTAATATCTGTAGTGCAAGCAAGCACATTAACAGTAACAGCAATAGTAAGAAGGTATGTAACTAGAATATACTTTAAAGGACTAACGTATAAAGATGAAAGAGAAGGACTTCATCAACAAAGTGCACAAAGCACTCCCAAAAGAAATATACAAGTGGAAAATAAATGACTCTTATCATGGAGGAGTTCCTGATACATTTTACAGCGGTCCAAATAGCTTTTGTTTCGTAGAATACAAATACAAAGAGAAGCTGCCTAAAAAAAGTAACACCCGTATAAAAATTACAACAACCGAACAACAACGTATTTGGCTACGTAGGGCACAAAGCCATAACTTAAATGCGTACATAGTTTTTGCATCTGGCGATTCTGTGTATGTAATTACAAACCCTGACATGCCTTTTATTTGTTTAGGGCAGTTTCAAAGAGTTGCCTGGCCTTTTAAAAAATATGTTGATTTTTTAACCAAATTGTGCATAAAATGAACAAAGATATGGTAAATAGTCCACCGCACTATAACCAAGGTGGTATTGAATGTATAGATGCTATACACGCAAGTATGTCAGACAAAGAGTTTATGGCATATTGTAAAGGCAACGTACTTAAATACTTATGGCGATATGAGCGAAAGAACCAAATCGAAGATTTAAGGAAATCTCAATGGTATCTAAATAAACTCATAGAAGTGGCGGCGGAACATTATGAAAAATAATAATTTTAAAACATTATCAGAACTAGTTGGAGAACCAACTAGTCTAGCTGACTCACCTTGCATAGGTTACTGCACAACAACGCAATGGGGTGATAAACGTTGCGGGGGTTGTGGGCGTACTGCAAAACAAGTTTTAACATGGGAATCCATTCCAGAAATCAAAAGAAAACTAATTAATATAAAAAATAGCGCTGTTGGGTACCCAATTAGGCAAAAAAGACAACGAATGGTTGCTAAACGGCCTGTGAAGCCTTTACAGAAAATACTTGGATAACTGGACTAATACCCTTACTTACCCCCAAAAAACGCGTTAGAAACGATTCTGTAAGGTCAATTTTTCCCCTGACCCCTATATTTTTTCCAATTTTGCTTTTTTGTCTTGTTCATAGAAGAAAAACCAACATTACCCCTACCAATAGAAGTTTTCTTACCTCGAACCCCACAAACAGGAGTGTGAACACTTGAAAAAGAGTTTTTTGTTTTCTTAGGCATTTAGCACTTCCAACGTCTTCGTGCTTGTCTCAATCTTGAATTTGGGTTTTTTGCAGCTTTTGGAAACTTTTTCATTTGCCCTGCAGACCTAGCGCAAAAAGATTTCCTTCTTTTAGCCGCTTTACTACCTTTTTTTACTTTACCAGTTACGGCAGTTTTTAACTTACTTCCAGGGTTTAGTCTTCTGTATGCACGGACACCAGCAGCGGTCATACCTGCACCAGATTTAGTAGAACGAAAGTTCTTCTTATTTCTTGGAGGCATTTTACTTTTTCTTCTTTCTGCCATTTCTTTTCCTCTTTACAAAAGTTCTTACATTGGTTGGCTTGCCTCCTGGATTGCCTGCTGCTCTTTTCCTTGCGACTGCACTTCTTCTTTGTGCAGGTGTCATTTTTCTAGCTGTTGCTCGTGGTACACATTTTGGATAACCACGTTTACTGCCACCTTTGGCGGACTTTCTACCACATGCCTGGAACTTGCCTTTTTTCTTTGGAGCTGAGATATCTACCCAATCCCCTTTCTTGCCTTTTCCAAACCATGCTGTTAATCCGCCTTTAGGTTTTGCCATCTTACTTCCTTAACTTAAAGTTCAATGCAATAACATCTACTAGTTTGTAAAACTTACCTAGCCAAATGTCATCTTTTTCTGATGGTGTAAATGTTGCCACAATAGAAGCAACACTAATAATTACTGATATTGAAATCAGTAAATCGTAAATCCAATCAAATATAAACATCATTTCTTTTTCCTCTTTTTTCTAATACTTTCTTTACCTTTTTTGAAAATATTAACCACTTGGGTTTTACCCATAACTTTAGCTCTTTGTTCTCCAACAGTCAAAATTTGTATTTTACGAGCAAAAGGTTTTTTTATTTTTTTAACTTTAGCAACTGTTGCTCTAGCATCAGCTGGAGTAGCAAACTTTATTCGTACTGTGTCTTTAGGGTTTTCATCAGTATACAACCTACGTCCACTACCTTTAGGTTTTTTACCTGTCCCTACTTTTGGGTCTCTACGTTTAGCCACTTCTGTAACGGCCGCCACGCTTTTTGTAAGTTCTTACAAGCCACCCATTTGCATATGCACTAGGATACACTTTAAACTTTCTTTTAGCTTCTGCCTTTACTCTAGCGTATAAACTAGGATTAGTTGGAATGGCTTTTTTCTTACTACTAGACTTTTTTCTTTTTACTGCCATTTTTTTTCTTTTTAATTATTGCGTATTTATTCATTGGTTTAGCAAATTCTTTGCCTTCTCGTAGTGGGGCGTTTATACCATGATATTTCATTTTTTTCTCCTAGCTGTTTTAGTTCTTGGAAACGACCTATTTGGTTTCCTTTTTTCCATTTTAATATTTTTAGGGATATTGTTCAAAGGATTGTTGTCTCTATGTGAAACATCTTTACCATCGCCTTTTTTTGCCTTACCTGCACGCACCATCATACGGCGCGCTTTGTTACGTCCTGCTCTACGTTTCTTTTGAATAGATTGAGAATGATAATTATCGTACTCTTTACGATAATTTCTCTTTCTTGGCATAGTTCTTTTTGGCTTGCGCCATAGTGTCACCCATAAGCATACGTCTTTTTATGTATGCTTTTTTCTTTGGGTCTGAGATTCTATTTATAGATTTTTGTTGACCTTTGGTAACTGAAGATTTAACAGTTTTCATTAAGGGTCTTCTTTTAACCCTACGTCGTTTTGGTTTTTTATTAGTGTGGCCAGGCATTATTTGCTATGTACTTTTTGTATTGCAAAATTTGCTTTTTTAGAAGCGCCTTTGTGTGGTTTAAAACCACCTTTAGGGTCTTTCATAAGTTTAAAAGACTTGCCAGACTTCATCCAATGATAACCTTTAGGAGCATTTACCTTCATATTATCTTCTCCTTAGCATTGCAAAATCAATTTCGCTTAGTCTGCCATCTTTATTCATATCAAGTCTGCTTTGGTTACCAATTAACTCATTAGCACTGCCTTGCATTGTATTAGAAACCATCTTAGATTCTGATGTTTTCATATCTCCGATTTGACCTTCGCCTAGGTCTTTTTTGATTGTGGTTCTACTAGCCATTTTGTTTTTCCTCCTGTTGAATTAAAAAATCAACAATTTTAATCTTATCATTAATCTCTGCTAATTCGTAGATTAATTTATCCAATCCCTCTTGAAAGTCTACGTGTTCAGGTATGCTTTTTGGGTCAGAAGTATAAACTTCTAGATTAATAGCAGCTTTGGAACGTTGTCCAACATACACAACCCTTTGTGCTTTATACAGTTCTAACTTAGTAATTTTAATATCCTTAGCCGTATATTGACTTAGACTTCTTCATTTTTTTATTCATTGAAGGTTTTTTCTTCTTCTTCTTCATTGAAGATTTCGTCTTCTTTTTCATGCCATGCATTGCCATTAGTAGCCTCCTTTTTTTGGGACAGGTTTCATATCAACAAAATTAACATCATCCCCAGCATTTACGCCTGGGACATAGCCATCATGATTAGGCACATTATATCTTACAGCTTTACATACATCTTTGTAAGGTAAAGAATCAGCATAATCTGTAACCATCTCATTTGGTTTGTTGATACCGATATTCATATTCAAAAGCTTATCACAAATTACTCAGGAGGGGTAGGCCAAGTTACTTGATTTATATTAGTAATACTTGAATAAGTAGCAGGTAAATCTCTAAGAGTTTGTCTATAAGTTGCCCACTCTGTTTTTTTAGAGTCAGACAAAGGACTATCAGGAATCTGAGTCCAATCTGATTGAGTTAATAACTTATTTCTTTGACCACGTAAAATCGCTAAAGTTTCTTCATTATTGTTTTTAGATACTTTATTAGCATGTATTTCATTACCTACTAAAGAGTACTCAACTTGTTCTGTATTGTAATCAATTGAACTATATTGTTTTACAATTGGGTACCAGCCTGCCTCTGTAGTAGCAGGTCCATAAACTGTAATTTTATTATCTTCCCACTTACCAAACATACTAAGCCTGCGGCACTCCTATAACGACTCCTTCTACTCTATCTATAACAAAGGTTGCACTATCTCCTTGCCCTCTTAAAGAATAAAAATGATTAGTTGACCTTGCTGTATCATCTACAGCTATTACTACTTGTGATACATTACCAGAAGCAAAATTATGGTCTTGTGAAGTTTCAGCAATAATCGAGGAGCTTGCACTAGCAATACTC